AGGAGTTTAGGAATGTATTCAATGGGCTGAAGCCAGAGAAGGTTGCATTCCCTCGAAGTTGCAATGGGCTTCGTGAATATTTCGATCCGAACACCATCTACAAGAAGGGTACGCCGATTGCCACAAAGGGATCTTTGATCTACAACCATCATGTTCGCAAGAACAAGTTGGGTGGCAAGTATCAGGAGATTCGCGAAGGAGACAAGATCAAGTTCATCTATCTCAAGACCCCGAACATGCTTGGCGAGAAAGTCATAGCATTCACGGGCAAGATTCCCGATGAGTTCGATCTTGACGGATACATCGATTACGATCTTCAGTTTGAGAAGACATTCCTTGAACCTCTTCGCACGATTCTTGGTGTTCTTGGGTGGAGGGAAGAGAAGGTCAATACGCTTGAAAGCCTCTTCGGTTGATCTTGAAAGAATCATTTCTGTTGGGTTGATCGTCAGCCTAACTATGCTAGAGTGTGCTAACACAAAGGAGATATAGCATGAATGTGAAGTTGATTAGATTGGTTACGGGTGAAATGCTTCTCGCAGACACAACCATCCTGCATGAGCAGGGAATGTACACGCTGAAGAAGCCAGCATGGATCGCACAGGTAAAGGCTGGAGAGTTCGCTCTTGTTCCTTGGCTTCCCCTTGCCAAGACTGATGAAGTCAGCCTGTCGGCAGACAAGATCATCTACTGCGTTGAGCCAGAGACGGGAATTCTCAACGAGTACAGCACGGCATTCGGATCGGGTCTTGTGATGCCGAACAGCGGAGTCAAGTCTGTAAATCTCAAACTCTCAGGAGAGTAATGTGAATTTCCTAAAGCAGATCGTGAAGGAATCTGGCAACAAGTTTGCCAGTATCGTTGAGGATGGAATCGAAGGTGCAGATGTCGCGGGTTTCGTGGACACAGGCTCCTATGCTTTCAATGCGCTCCTATCGGGATCATTGTACGGTGGAGTAGCGGACAACAAGATCATTGCCCTTGCGGGTGAATCTGCCACGGGAAAGACCTATTTCACCCTTGGGATTGTCGCGCAGTTCCTCAAGAACAATCCCGAGGGCATGGTTCTTTACTTTGACTCCGAGCAAGCCGTGACCTCCGAGATGTTCGAAGGTCGTGGCGTGGATGCCAAGAGGGTGGCAGTCTTCCCCGTGGCAACCATTGAGGAGTTCAAGACGCAGTGTGTGAATATCGTTGACAAGATTCTTGAGATGGATGAGAGCGAGAGGAAGCCGATGATGATCGTCCTCGACTCGCTTGGAATGTTGTCCACCGAGAAGGAAGTCAACGATTCAGCGGAGGGCAAGAATGTCCGTGACATGACAAGGGCGCAGGGAGTAAAGGCGACATTCCGAGTCCTCACGATGAAGTTGGGCAAGGCAAGGATTCCCCTTGTGATGACCAACCACACATACGATGTTGTGGGTGCTTATGTCCCCACCAAGGAGATGGGTGGTGGAAGCGGTCTGAAGTATGCCGCTTCCACCATCGTCTACCTTTCCAAGAAGAAGGACAAGAATGCCGATGGAGATGTCGTGGGAAATATCATCCATTGCAAGTTGTACAAGTCTCGTCTCACCAAGGAGAATCAGCAGGTCGATGTTCAGTTGAACTACGATACTGGTCTGAACCGTTACTACGGGCTGACGGAGATTGCACTTAACAATGGGATCTTCAAGAAGGTATCGACTCGCATCGAACTTCCCGATGGCACCACGGCATTCGAGAAGAACATCAATGAGAATCCCGAGAAGTATTTCACAGATGAAGTGATGAAGCGTCTTGAAGAGGCAGTTGCCAAGGAGTTCAAGTATGGCGGATCGCAGACTTAAGATACTTTGTAAGTTTCCATCAAGGTCTAGACCAGACAAGTTCAAGCAAGTCTTCTCGTTATACAAGAGCATGGCATCAGGAAAGCACGATTTGATCTTCGTGCTTTCCTTTGACTCTGATGATGCCACCATGAACAATGATGAGATGAAGAAATGGCTTTCCGAGCAGGGCAGCAATGTCCATTGGTTCTATGGAAACTCAACTTCCAAGATATCAGCAGTGAATGCTGACATGGATAGAGGATGGGATTTTGATGTTCTGTTGCTTGCATCTGACGACATGATTCCAGTAAAGCCAGGTTACGATGACACTATTGCCAAGGATATGCTTGAGCATTTCCCCGATTTTGATGGTGTGCTTCATTACAATGATGGGATTCGTGGGGACAAGTTGAACACACTCTGCATCTTTGGTAAGCCATACTTTGACAGGTTTGGATACATCTATCATCCATCATACATCAGCGTATTTGCTGACAATGAGTTCACCGAAGTCAGTTATGCTCTTGAAAAGGCAAAGTATATCGACAAGGTGATCATACAGCACAGATGGATGGAGCAAGGCAAAGATGCCCTGTATCAGCGAAATGAGAATCCCTCGCTGTATCAGAAGGATCATATGGTTTACTGCTTGAGGAGGAGCCGTGGATTCCCATACTTGCAAAGGACATAATGTTCTTGTCACTGGTGGAAGTGGTCTAGTCGGCAGTTCAATAGATTTTGGATTGAAACCCTCGTCAAAGACTTTGAATCTTTTGGATCGTGAAAGTATCATCAGGTACTTTGACGAACATCCTAGTGTGGATTCGGTGATACATGCCGCTGGTCTGGTTGGTGGTGTGAAGGGAAATAGCGACAGGCTCTTTGATTTCTTCAATCAGAATCTGATGATGGCAGTAAACCTCATGGATGCCATTGCCAGCAATCCTAGGGTAAACAATGTCACATTTCTTCTGTCAACTTGTATCTTCCCTCAGAATGTTTCTTATCCCGTGTCAATAGAAATGCTGCATCAGGGAGAACCACACCCAACAAACTATGGATATGCCTATGCAAAGAGAATGCTTGAAGTGGGGGCAAGGGCATTGCGGCAGCAGTATGGTAAAAAGATTCGGTGCTTGGTTCCATGTAATCTGTATGGTCCCAATGACAACTACAACATGGATACTGGACATGTTATTCCGAGTCTGATACACAAGTGCTATCTAGCAAAACGAGACAATACTCCGTTCCGTGTGTGGGGTAGTGGTAACGCAGAACGAGAGTTCATGTATGCCTGTGATATCGGAAAGGTAATGGGGGCTATTCATCTTGATAGTGTAGATACTGGTGAAATAATGATAGTTTCCACGGGAGAACAACATACTATTCGCTCTGTGGTCGATTTGATCTGCAAACATATGGACTTCTCTGGTGAGGTTGTCTATGACACTAGCAAGCCCGAAGGAATAATGAAGAAGCCTACGATCAATGGTGAGTTCGTTGAATTTATTGCAAAGACTGGTATTTCCTTGACATCATTGAATACTGGTCTAGAATTGTCAATACAAGACTTTACAAGGAGATATCCCAATGTCAGGATGTAAAACTGCTGTGGTTACTGGTGTCAATGGTCAAGACGGTTCTTACTTGGCAGATCTTCTACTGTCTAGGGGATATAGAGTAATAGGGCTTAAGCGCAGATCTTCTACCATTAACACAAATCGTGTTGACCACATTTATGTGGGTGAGTCTGTGTCCCCAACTCAGTTCAAGATGCACTATTATGACCTTAGTGATGGATCTTGTGTAGCAAATCTACTTGCCAAGTACAAGCCAGACGAATTCTACAACTTGGCAGCACAATCTCATGTCGCGGTTTCATTTGAAGTTCCTGAGTATACCTCTGATGGCATTGCTGGTGGAACCCTGAAAATCCTTGAGGCTATACGAAACATCAATCCAACCACAAGGTACTATCAGGCATCCTCTTCCGAAATGTTTGGTGATAGCACCGATCATGGCACCAATGGATTCACGGAGACTAGCAAGATGCTTCCTGTCTCTCCATATGCTGTTGCAAAACTACATGCACATCACATGACCCGAGTTTATCGTGAGGCATATGGCATTCATGCATCTTCGGGAATACTATTCAACCATGAGAGTCCTCGTCGCGGAGAAACTTTCGTTACTCGCAAGATTACGATGGCTGCTGCAAGGATAAAGATGGGTTTGCAATCAAAGTTGATGCTAGGAAATCTTGATGCTAAGAGAGATTGGGGATTTGCTGGAGATTATGTTGAGGCAATGTGGATGATGCTTCAACAAGACAAGCCTTCTGATTATGTAATTGCAACAGGAAAAACCTATACTGTTCGTGAATTCCTTGAGGTGGTTTTTGACTATGCTGGACTCGGATCATACGAGAAGTATGTTGGTATTGATCCTCGCCTATTCCGACCAAATGAAGTACCCTTCCTACTTGGAGATCCTTCGAAGGCTAAGAGTGTTCTGAGGTGGGAACCCAAGACTAGTATGGTTGAACTTGCCAAGATGATGTATGATAGCGACCTTGCAGCACTGAGAAAGTAACATGCCAACTCCAAACGATCAAGTTCTCTTTAGCGTTCTCATATTATCCATCCCGAATCGTGTGGACAAGTATCTCATGCCTTTGTATAACAAAATGCTCAAGCAAGCAGAGGGGCATCCAGAGGTCGAGATACTTTGTCTGATAGACAATAAGAGCATGACCATCGGGGAGAAGAGGCAGTCGCTTCTCAACTGTGCCAGGGGAAAGTGGGTTGGTTTCATGGACGATGATGATGGCATATCCGACAACTACATTGAATCACTCACTGAGGCTATGAAGAATCATCCAGCGGATGTCATTACATTCGATCAGCATTGCTCAGTCAACGGAGAAAAGTTCTTGGTGAACTTCAGTATGAGCAATCCACATCAACCTTGGATACCAAGATCAGGGATCGACAGGATACTCAGACCACCATATCACATGTGTTTCTGGAAAAGCGAGATTGCCAAAGAAGCCAAATTCAAGCCCTCATCGTATGGTGAGGATCTTGCTTGGTGCATGGAAATGTATCCGAAGATCCAAACAGAAACGCACATAGATAGAGTGCTTCATCACTACTTGTTCGATGATCGAACTTCGGAGTCTATACAATATGCAAGAAAGTGAATACCCCAAGGTGATACTGCTCAAGTATCCGACTCGACAGAGGCAACTCAAGTTCTTTGAGAACCTCATCAACTACCTAAACAAAGCATCGGGAAAGCACCAAATCCGTGTTGTTGTAAGCATGGATACCGATGATGTTCAGATGAATACACAGGAAGTTCGCGATGCACTAGATTCTCTATCTGAAGAGGATCTGTTTGACATTCGGTATTTCTATGGTGAAAGTCTTGGCAAAATCAATGCCATAAACCGAGATATTGGGTCGGACAATTGGGATATCGTGATATGCACTGCTGATGATATGGAGCCTGTCGAAGACGGCTGGGATGATATCATTGTGCAAGATATGATGCGTGAGTTCCCCAATCTTGATGGAGCATTGAACTACAACAACGATCCTCGCCTTGAGGATAAGGGATCAGAGGGATACAAGACATTGATCACACTTCCCGTGATTGGCAGGAAACTCTACGACAAGTTTGGATATGTCTATCACCCCGATTACAAGTCGGAGTGGTGTGACAACGAGCAGACTGAGGTGTTTGAATCCCTCGCGGTATTGCGTCATATCAATCGTCGCCCCATAGTCCACAAGTGGGCAGAGAATCAGGATGCATTGATGCATAGAAACATGCAGATCGGGTGGAACATGGATAGACAGACTTATGCGCGGCGAAAGGCTGGTGGCTTCAAGTGAGCAAGTCAGCGATCATCTACATGACCAGACTACAAGATCTTTGGCTGTTGCGACATAGCCTAAAGTTCTTGTTTTTAAACTTCAACAATAACTCAAAATACCCTGTGATCATATTTCATGATGATCTAAATCAACAGGTGGTTCAAAGTCTTGCCGAAGCACTTAAGCAAGACTTGGGTTATGTTCCCGACAATATACAGTTTGTTGCGGTGAAGTTCGATCAACCATCAAATTTGTCAACAGATCCCTCTTTATACGATCCTCCACTTTCGCAGTTTAGGATGGGATATCGACACATGTGCAGGTTCTTTGGAGGGAAAGTATTCACCCATCCATTGTTGAGTGAATACAAGTATTGTTGGAGGTTGGACTCGGATTCGTTCATTCTTTCAGAAGTCACAGTAGATCCATTTAAGTATATGGAGAGTGTTGGTGCAAAGTACGCTTATATCGATGCCATTCAATACGATGAGGCATTTGCTTGTCGAGGTCTTTGGGAGACAACGAACAGATTTATGGAAGAACATCCCCACTTGGTAAGAAATAAGGTTGCCAGTTGGAACATGGAAATATACAATTCAAATTTTGCCATATACGACATGGATTTCTTCCGCAGCGAGCCATATCAGTCGTACTTCAACTATCTTGATGCAACCAACAACATCTACTACCGCAGATGGGGTGATCATTGCATAGGCTATCTTGGATTAGCAATGTTTACCGACTCAAATGATATTTGGTGTGTGAAGGAATTTGGCTATCAACACGGATCACAGATCGGTAATTCTGACAAGGTATCCCCTCAGATGATACCTTTGGTTCCAGAACCATTTAAGGGATGGCTTCTATCTGCTTGCAAGAAGGGATGACTTTGTGGCATCATTGATTCTTTTTCAGTCTGGTAAAAGTTGTCGTGATCCTCATTTGAATTGCGAATTTGATCCTTGGGCAAATCATATTTGGGACATGCTAGTGCAAGTGAGGGAGTGGAGCAAGACCATTGACATCTATTTCATTGTAGATGTCGATATAGATGAAATACCCGAGAATCATCGATTCAAGTCTTTGAATGTGAAGGCTGTTCATGTTAACAGCATACCCCCAACAAGAAACTTGTCTTGTATTTCTGCATATGATGGTCAGACAAACTTGACCAAAACCTCATTGGTGAGGTTCTTTTACATAGAGTCCTTGATGAAGACATACGGTATAGATCAGGTGTTCACTTTCGACAATGACATTATGGTTTACCATGATCTTTCCGACCTAGCGAATAGATTGAACGAGTTGTCTAATGACATCTGTTTAACTCCCCACTCACCGGAAGAAATGGTGTGTGGTATGATGTGGATTCCTTCATTGGAAAAACTATCGAAGATGAACGATATGCTGATCGATGCCATACATGCTGGTCGGGCAAAAACTGAGATGCGTTTACTGAAGGAAATATCAAATATCCTGCCAATAGTAGAACTGCCAATATGGATAGACGGCAAACTATCGTTTATGTCGGACTCTCTATATGGGATATTCGATCCCAGTTCTATTGGTCAATATCTCGGTGGAACACATAACGGTCATCCACCGTTGACGGTGCATCCACCTCAGTTTCTTGCAGAGCCACTTGCAAGTAACAACTATTCTTTCTTGGTTGTCGTTGACAATCAAGGTCGCAGATATTACCTTGTCTCAAGCAATAAAACCGGAGCAAAAATGAAGATACACAGTCTCCATATACACAGTAAGAAACTGAAGGGGTTTATGAGTCGTGCTTGACATGTCTTTCATACCATATGATGAGCATATAAGCGGCTCTCGTTTTGAGACGGAAATTCATGGTGTTGTGTATAGACACACACATGATGTTAATTCCTTTTTGAGAAACGATGCCCCGCGTCTGAACAGAAGTATAGTTCTAGTCACACATAACAGTGACAATCCTGTAACCAATGAAATGGTTTCATTGTTGCAGCATCTACCCAACATATCGATGTGGTTCGGACAGAACATATCATGTAGTCCTCATCCGAAGATAGCATCACTTCCTATAGGGCTTGAAAACGATCATTGGTTTCCGGAAGTTGCAAAAAGAAAGCAATTGGTTGAGTTTGCAAATAGAGGTGTGATGCCATCAAAACTCATGTACATGAACTTCAGTTTTGGCACCAATTTTTCGGCTAGAAAGGCTGCTCATGGTGAGTTTGCCGACAAGAAATGGGTCACTGATAGTTGTGTTCATTCTGTAGTTCAATCAGCATATACCCTATGGTTGGAAGATGTATTAAATCATCATTATGTTCTATGTCCGAGGGGAAATGGTATTGATACACATCGTCTTTGGGAGACTTTGTATCTTGGCAGAATCCCCGTGGTTCTTCGTTGTGAAAACACAAAATACTACGACAATCTTCCCATACTACAGGTAGATTCTTGGAACCAAGTTACAAAACAATTTCTTGAAGATAGACTTGTATTCTTTTCACAAGCATCTAATTTTGATCTAAACATGTTGAAGATGTCATGGTGGAGTAACAAAATATATTCAGCAAAAAGCATATCCAATGAGCAACTTCTCTAGAATTGTTTTTTTCAATAACTGTCATAATGGCGATATACACTACAGCCGCGAGTTCATTAAATGGATTTCTGGAAGAGCAGGTGTTCCTTGCAGCGTGTCTCATTTCAAGTGTCCGTTTCTGCTTTCGGATATCGGTATACCATATACACCAATCAACACCTGGTCTATACATCAAAAATCCATTCACATACAAGATGATGTTTTGTTTATCAATACTTGGATAGGGCAAGATGGTGGGTGGATGCACCCTACGGGCTGCACATTGAAGAGCAATTACAGAATGCTCACTCATCATGCTTCTGTATTGGGGATTACTTTATCGTCCGAAATTGATTACATACCGAGCATAGACTATGAGCAATACAATACATCTCGCATCTCTGTGAGACAGAACAGAAACATTTTCATTTGCAATGGTTCAGCACTTTCTAGTCAGGCGAAGAATTTTGATATGGATTTGGTTGTTCTTCAACTTGCAAAAAAACACAAAAACTGTGATTTCTATGTCACTCAGAAAATAGAGACTGATTTGAACAATGTGTTTGATGCAAACTCTATGACAGATATAGGAGTTGGAAACAAGACATCCAATTTGAATGAACTGTCATTTCTCTCTACCTTGTGTGATGTAATAGTCGGAAGGGCTAGTGGTCCTTTTTGTTTTGCTGGCGTTAAAACAAACCTATTCAATCCAAGTAAAACCATCATGTCTTTTGGAAACACTGAACGAGAATCACATTGGGTTCTCATGAGTGATTATGAATGTGATATGCGAGCAAAGCAACTTTGGAGAGAATGCCATGTTAGCAAGAATGATACCTATGAACCTCTTGTTTTTGAAGATATAGACAGAGAGATAACATCAAAATACGGAAGTTCTTGATGGAGAGTTTACGATGAATAATTTGGTGATAGGATCATCTTCTCAACTGGCGAAATACTTTCCTGATAGTTATGAGAAGATTTCATCCCGAAACATCGATTTCGATAGGTTGTCGAGAGGCAGATGGGACTCTACATACATTTGTTTTGCCGAACAAAGAACATATCTTGCCTCGTCTAAAGATGCGGACATCACCAACTTATTTTGGGATACAAACCTAGACTTAACTGTGCGAGTGATCAAGGCGGCAATGCCCTCATCCCGAAGAATCGTCTTCTACTCTACGGCAGAACTTTGGAATAACTGTAACGGTCCTGTGAACAGTTCCCTCTCATTCAATTATCATGAAAATCTGTATACCGACACCAAGAATCATATTAGTAGACTTCTACAGAACAAAGATCAGTTTCCGAATGTATCTATTGTCTATCCATTCAATTTCAACAGTATACACCGTAGCGGCGATTACCTATTCACCAGAATTTTCAAGTCCATCGTAAATAAGACCAAAATTGAGATAGGGGATGTGGATTTTTATCGTGAGATGCTGCACCCATCTATGGTGGTGAAGAGATGCATAGAGAAATCTGATTCTATTGGAGAAGACTATATTGTGGGATCCGGAAGAGTCATTCATGTGGGTGATTTCATACAGAAACTGTATTCATACTTTGACATGGATTTCACCTCAATGGTGAGTATCAATGCTACAACACCTTCGATATACAGAACAAACATCTTTTACTCTGCCGAGAAAACAAAAGAGTTTTTCGAAGACAAGTTGTTTGATGTTATTGTTACTGAACTAACTAGTGTTATGGAGAACAAACATGAGTGAACTGAATATTGCTTGCATCATAGAGAATGTCATCAAGAACAAAGTTGTTGATATTCTATCCAAGAAAAAGTTGCCTGAGTTGCCCGACAACATAATTGCAACGGACAATCTTGGCGAGGTGGTTGAGAAGTTGTGCATACTGCACATTAGAACTTGGTTTCTTGAGGATATGGTGGGTGTAGCAAAGACGGATGAGGAAGTTGCCTCTTTGAAACGAAAGATAGACACCTGCTTCAAACAGAAACGACCACAATATATTCAGGCGATCAATCGAATGGTGGATGATGCCATCATCAATAGTAAAAACCTAACCGAAGATTCCGTGAAAATCTACAAGGGAATTTAATGCAAACTCCTATTACATTGGTACGAGATACAATTGGGCAAGATGATCTTACATCACTGATTGGCTGGCTACAAACCAATCCCCGCCTTACAAAAGGTGTAAAGACCGTTGAGTTTGAACAGAGTTGGAGCAATTGGCTTGGCTGCAAATATTCGGTGTTTGTCAACTCAGGATCTTCTGCAAACCTTGCGATTCTTTATGCACTGATTCTTTCTGGAAGACTTCGAAACAAGAAGGTGGTATTTCCCTGCTTGTCATGGGTTACTACGGTGGCACCGGCAATTCAACTCGGTCTTGAGCCTATTCTTTGCGAAACAGACAAGACAAATCTTGGTATTGATGTAGACGCTTTCGAGAAATTGTGTCGGGAACATAGACCAGCCGCAGTGATGATAGTTCATGCACTTGCGTTTCCGAATGACATGGATAGGCTTTTATCCGTTTGTAAGAAATACGATGTCGTCTTGCTTGAGGATTCCTGTGAGAGTGTGGGAACCACTTTTCGTGGAAAGAAAACTGGTACATTTGGTCTTGCATCTTCCTTTAGCACTTACTATGGTCATCACTTCTCAACTATAGAGGGTGGGTTTGTCTGCACGGATAATTACGATTTCTATAACCTGATAAAGAGTATACGCTCTCATGGCTGGTCGCGTGATCTTGATGAGGTGACGCGCAGATCCTTGCAGATGAAGTACGGAGTTGATGATTTTCGCAATCTGTATACCTTTTACTATCCTGGATTCAACCTTCGCTCAACGGATCTACAGGCTTACATTGGCATCAATCAACTGACTAAACTGAATCAGTTCTGTGAAAGCAGGTGGAACAATTTTCTAACTTATGATGAACTTATACAGAATGAACACTGGAAGATTGATGCATCCTCATTTGAGTTTGTTTCCAATTTTGCATACCCTATCATACACCCCAAGTCGAGCATGATTGCTGAGAGTCTTGCCGAAAATCAGATTGAGTGTAGACCTCTTATTGCGGGTAGCATCTCCCGTCAACCCTTCTTCTATGAGAAGTACGGAAAGACGACACACCCATTCTCAGATCATATTCATGATCATGGTCTATATCTTCCAAATAATCCAAGTATGACCAAGGACGAGATACGATTTGTATCTGATGTAGTAAATAATGTTATCAAATCATGAGTAACTTACTTTTGGACACTAAAATGCAGTTGATTAACCTGAGACACGAAGAGAGTGATTTTTACACACACCAACCAGTTTTACTTTCTGCATTAAAGGAGTCTGTGGGTGCAGTTCTTGAACTGGGTTGTGGTGAAGGCAGCACAGAATTGATTCATCGTTATTGTGATAAGCATAGAAGACAAGTCGTTACTGTAGAACACAATATTTCATGGATGTCCAAATATGTGAATTTATTTACAACAGATTGGCATAGATTTATTCACACGACAAACTGGTATGACACCATTGAGGAAATGGCTTCACAGAAATGGGGATTGGTTTTCATAGATCAAGAAAGTTGGAATGAAAGAGCATACTCGTTCAAACGGTTAAAGGATTGTGCTGACTATATGGTGTTGCATGATTGTGATTATCTTCCCGAAAATGGACTTCTTGGTAAACAAATTAGACCTTATGTAAATTCTCCCTATGATGTTGGGGAAAGATGTTATGATTCTGAAATTCTTCATTGGAAAGAATTTCATCCAACAAAACCAATGTGTTGGACGGGAACAAAAATGACTGGACCACCAACATTACTTGCAAGCAACAAATATCCTTGTAAAGATATCATGGTAGATTTTTCTGCAAAGGAAAGCAGTTTTTAGTTTCAACTATAAGGAAAAGAATTCAAATGAATCACATTTATCAGCAGGAACAGTTCGGTGAAAATTGGTTTACTTATCCAAACCTATATTCAAGGTTTGTTCGGGAAATAACCAACGGTGGTTGCATTGTTGAGGTTGGTTGTTGGAAAGGAAAAAGCATTGCCTATCTTGCAGTTGAGGTGATTAACTCAGGTAAAGATGTCGAGGTTCATGCAGTTGATACTTGGTTGGGAACACAGAATGAAACGGATCATTTAAACGACAACTATGTAAAGAATGATACCTTATATGACCTCTTTTTGAACAACATTAAACCATGTGGCAGTGTCATAACCCCAATCAGAAAGACTTCGATTGAAGCGTCTTCCTTATATCAAGATGAATCACTTGATGTAGTTTTCATTGATGCAAGTCATGATTATGATTCTGTCAAGCAGGATATCATTCATTGGTTGCCAAAGGTAAAGTCTGGTGGATATCTTGCTGGTCATGATTATTTGTGGGATGGTGTGGCTAGGGCAGTAAACGAACTAATTCGTCCGGTTGAATCTACTGAGATGTGTTGGGTTTATAGAAAACCATGATTAAATTGAATGGGATATAAAGTGGAGAGCAAAAACCCCTTGACTGATGCCGATCCTGCACTATACTTACCTACATGATCGAACTGACCATCCTTCGCGAGTTGACTCGCAACGACCAGTATTTCCGAAAAGTCCTCCCCTTCCTCAAGGAGGACTATTTCGCTGATAGGGACACCAAGATTCTATTCAGAATGATCTCTGAGTATCTTGAGAAGTACAACTCCATGCCCACTCGCGGGGCATTGGAAATCATGCTTGATGCCAAGACGAACATTGAACCAGAGGTGATGAAGCAGTGCTTGTCGAACCTAGACAAGGTCTTTGCTGACGAGAAAGCACCTGACACGGAATGGCTCGTCCACCAGACGGAGAAGTTCTGCAAGGACAAGGCACTCTACAATGCCGTCCTAGAATCGATTCATATCATAGATGGCAAGTCGAAGGACAAGGATGTTGGTTCGCTTCCGAAGATGCTCTCCGATGCCTTGGCTGTCTCCTTTGACACGCACATCGGTCACGACTACATCGAAGACTGCGGCAAGCGATATGAGTTCTATCATCGGGTAGAGAACAAGATTCCGTTCGACATTGAGCAGTTCAACACGATCACGAACGGTGGTGTTCCTCGCAAGACACTCAACATCATCATGGCAGGAACGGGTGTGGGCAAGTCTTTGTTCATGTGCCATCATGCATCCGCTTGCTTGGCTCAGAACCTAGATGTCCTGTACATCACCTGTGAGATGGCAGAGGAGCGGATTGCAGAACGCATCGATGCCAACCTGATGGACATTCCGATGGAGGATCTCAAGAAACTTCCTGCCGATCTGTACAACAAGAAGATGCAGAAGATCAAGAAGCAGTACACGGGTAGGCTAATCATCAAGGAGTATCCCACGGCAACTGCGAATGCCAATCATTTCCGTGCATTGCTGAACGATCTAAAGACGAAGAAGAACTTCGAACCCGATATCATCTTCATCGACTATCTGAACATCTGTGCATCTTCTCGTCTCAAGATGAATGCATCGGTCAACTCCTATACATTCATCAAGGCAATCGCAGAGGAACTTCGTGGGCTTGCTGTCGAGTTCGATGTTCCCATCTTCTCAGCGACTCAGGTGAACCGTGGCGGATTCAACAACACGGATGTCGGTCTTGAGAATACATCCGAGTCATTCGGTCTTCCTGCCACAGCCGATCTCATGTTTGCCCTGATTGGCACGGAGGAACTTGAGGAGCAGGGGCAGATCCTTGTAAAGCAGTTGAAGAACAGGTACAACGATGTCTCGCGGAGCAAGAAGTTCGTAGTTGGAATCGACAGATCTAGGATGAAGTTGCTTGATGTTGATAGCCCAATCGTCGGGGACGAGGGTTTTGGGAAGAGTGAAGATCCCGTTAAGGGAAATCAAAGTGGCGGAAAGTCTAGCGGCAGTTCGGATAAATACACGGATTGGAGTTTCGATTAATGTCACTCTACATCGACAAGAAGTACATAAACATGCTGTCACCAAGGTTGGAACGTTTCGCTTGGAAGAAGCAGGATCTAGCCAACTGCCGCTGCCCTTTATGCGGTGACTCAAAGAAGAACAAGACGAAGGCGCGCGGCTATTTCTATCACAAGGACAATGATATGTTCTATCGCTGCCACAACTGCGGTGCCAGCCATACGATGTACAAGTTTCTTGAGATGGTTTCGCCAAGCATGTGCAAGGAATACTCTCTTGAGCGATGGAGGAATGGTGAGGTCGGACATTCCAACTATCCCAAACCCAAGGAGGATGAAATGCTAGGCGGTCTGTTCAAAAAACCATTCAAGGTCAGCGACGATTCACCACTCAATCAACTGAAGAAAGTTTCTGATCTTCCTGAGAACCATGTCTGCCGAGCATTCGTTGAGAATCGAAGGATTCCTTCTAAGTTTTGGAACATTCTCTACTATGCGCCCAAGTTCGGCATATGGGCTAAGTCAGTAGATCCCGAGGTGGCAGTTGAACCAGACGGAAGACTCGTCATTCCGATCTTTGACAATCATGGGAACATGGTTGCTGCACAAGGTAGGGCATTGTCTCTGGCATCGGATCGAAATGCAAGAAAGACGGCAAGGTACATCACTCTCAAGGGAGACAAGAGCATTGAGAAGTTGTGGTATGGAATGGAGAGGTTGGACAAGGATGGATTGGTGTATGTCTTTGAAGGTCCACTCGACTCCCTGTTCATTCCAAATGCTGTTGCAATGATCGGAATCAATGATGGTTCTAATATTCCTAAGCCATTGAAAGGTCGCAAACTTGTATTTGCACTAGATAATGAGCCGAGGAATCTCGCTGTTGTATTGCAGTTGAAGAAGCACATTGATCTTGGACATGAAGTGGTTGTATGGGATTCCTCAGTCAAGGCAAAGGATGTCAACGACATGGTGATGGAAGGCATGGATGTTCCATCAATAATGTCAATGATGAAGAAATGCACCTGCAAGGGTGCGGAAGCCATACTGAGGTTCAATCAATGGAAGAAAGTGACGATCTAAGCAAAGAAGAGCGCAGGGAAGCAGAACTGCTTACAGCGGCATTTCTGGAGTTCACACACCACTTTCAGGTATACATCAAGGAGATGAATCCTGATCTGTGGAAACGAGCAGTTGATTATGCAAAGACTTTTACGGAAGTAGAAGGGGTGGAGTTTACATATGCAGACCCAAGTGGAAGCACGGCAGACAGACGGAAAGATTGATGTTCTTGACAAGGGATTCGTGAGATACATCGATCACATGGGAAGCGATCTCATGGTGGTCAATGCAGCACGGGTTTCCTTCAACAAGGAAAGTGGGTGGGAACATCCCGACTCTCATGTTCCTGCAAACATTCTTTCCGAGAGGGATAGAAAACTCATATCCTATCTTGCCAAGCACAATCATTGGACGCCTTTTGCACACCCACAGATATGCCTTCACATAAAGGCACCGATCTCAATTCGCACTCAACTCTACAAGCATAAGGTCGGGTTCGTGGAGAACGAGGTGTCTCGTCGCTATGTCAAGGACGAGCCTGAGTTCTATTCACCAAAATGGCGTTCTGCTCCCACGAACGGAGCCAAGCAGGGAAGTTCCGATTTCATGGCAGGGACTACCTTCATCGATGACTACTATCACAAGACCGCTGAAGAGGCATTGTCCTGCTATGAGGAACTTCTTGCCAGTGGAGTTGCTCCAGAGCAAGCAAGATTCGTCCTGCCACAGGGAGCCTATACGGAGTGGTGGTGGACGGGTTCTCTTGCGGCATATGCCCGTGTCTGTAAGTTGCGTTCCGATTCCCATGCACAATGGGAAGTTCGTGAATATGCTGCTGCAATCTCCAAGATCATTGAACCGAAGTTTCCTGAGTCATGGAAGGCACTATTCGCCTAAATACATGCGGAAGGAACTCCGTATAGGATGAAAGACAACTTTAGCGGCTTCATTGGCTCAGGAAGCATCTCCAAGTCAAATCTTGGCGATGTTTTTTCACTGACCACAAGCCTAAAGGATATTCCTAGAGGATCCGAGTTCAAGATCGTAAATGAGTCTGATGCAGCCTATCCCCTGATCTACCGCAAGGGTGAGGGGCAGCAACGGATATGTCTATACAACGAAGATGTCGGTCATGTGGTTCTTGTCGGTGACTCCGTCAAGATTGACATGATGTTTTCACTTGTCGAAAGACACATTCCAAAGGAGAAACCGCTTGACACGAAGACTCGGAAAGAAAAACCTAAAGCGGTTGCGGAACAAAGTCAGAGAGTTGTTGCGGTCAAGGGAGAAAAAGGGGATCGCGGAGAACGTGGTCCTATTGGATTTCCTGGAGAACGAGGTGCAGTTGGGGCGCAGGGCGAAAAAGGGGAAGCAGGAGAGAAAGGCGAAAAGGGAGATATTGGAGAACCTGGTCCAAGAGGTGAACAGGGAATCCAAGGAGAACGCGGAGAACGCGGAGAGCAGGGAGAAGTCGGTCCTATCGGGCAAAAAGGTGAGAAGGGCGACAGGGGTGAAAAGGGTGAACAGGGAGAGCGAGGAGAGCAAGGACCAAGAGGAATCCAAGGTGAGCGGGGAGTCAAAGGTCAGAAAGGCGAGAGGGGTCCGCAGGGACTACAAGGTGCAAAGGGCGAGAAAGGCGAGAGGGGCGAGGTAGGACCAGCAGGATCACAGGGAGAGCGCGGAGAGAAGGGTCTAAAGGGAGAGCGTGGTCTACAAGGTCCAAGAGGTGTCAAGGGAGACAAAGGTGATCCTGGTGAGAATGTACTAGTCACGGCTCAATATCCTCTTGTCTATGATGACAAGAAGAAAGTCCTGACTCTTGACAGCAAGCAGTTGCTTGAGAAGTTGCAGAAGGTCTTCTCGCCGCTTGCAAACCCAAACTTTGATTTGTCCAAGTTGGATTGGCTTGCTGCATCGGGTGGTGGTGTACAGGCTTTGTTCAATGGGCAGGTAGTTCGTGGCACCATCAACTCAATAGACTTCCGTGGGAGCGGAGTCACTGTCACTCAAAATGGCGGTGGCATAACAGTCAATGTCACAGGCGGTGGTGGTGGGTCGGGAACGGTTAGGTTCTACGAGCAGGACAATGCACCCACAGGAATGACCGCAGGAGACATGTGGTTCGATACCGATGCTGGTGTCCTCTACCATGCAGTCACCGATGACTCGGGCATCATCTGGGTGGACTTCATCGGAACAGGAACACTCAATGCAATCTACAACACCACGGGCAATACGGGTGCTACCTATTATGCATCATCAAATGATTACTATATCGGCGTGAGTTATGCTGGTCCTGCCACGGTGGTTCTTCCATACAACATCATCAATGGAAAAACCTATGTCGTGAAGGATGAGAGTGGTCATGCTGGCGATGGAGTCCACAGGCAGATCACCATACAAGGTTCCTCTGGTGCAATGATAGACAATCAAAGTAGTGCAATACTCAACATCAGCAACGGTGCCTTGCAGATGATTTATAGAGACGGATGGAGAATCATATGAGTTATCTCTTCAACAATCAGGTTGGATTTGTTGGCAATGCTGTGGATGGTTTCAACCGCCTCAAGGTTTCACAGCCATTCACATTGTTCGATAGTCAAAATCGATATCAGATCAATGATAAATGGGACACATTTGGTGTCACTGGTGGAACTGCAACATTTGCCTTGAACGAAAGTGCCGTGCATTTGTCGGTGGGTGTGACTCTTGGAAGCAAGGTCACGCGGGAAACAAAGAGAGTATTTGCATATCAGCCAGGAAAATCACTTCTGGTGATCAACACATATGCAATGAATGCTCCAAAGGACGGATTGTTGCAGCGAGTCGGTTACTTTGGAATCTCTGGTGGTGCAACATTAGGTGTTCCTGCAAATGGAGTTTATCTACAGCAGGATGGGCTGACTCTATCGATATGCCTTGCAAGTCAGTCCTTGAATACCATCACCAAGATAGAGCAATCGGAGTGGAATGGTGACAAGTTCGATGGAACAGGTACTTCTGGCAGAACAATCGATGTCACCAAGGGAAACATCTTCTGGACAGACATAGAGTGGCTAGGTGTGGGAGATGTCCGTACTGGCTTCTTCGTGGATGGCAGACCTGTGGTGGCACACACGTTTCACAATGACAATATCCACCCAACGACATACATGACAACGGCTGTCCTGCCATGTCGGTATGAACTTCAGAACAAGACAGCACAGGCAAGCGGAAGCACCATGCGGCAGATATGCTCCACGGTCATGAGCGAAGGTGGATACGAAGGGTTTGCTCGTAGATACAACGTGACCAAATCTGGTTCTACTCTAACCACACTCACCACTGCTGGTACGCAATATCCGATCATTGCACTTCGTCTTAATCCAAATCGCCTTGACAGTGTGATCATTCCTTCGAACATATCGGTAGTAGTAGAACCAGGAACTAACAACAAACCACAAACTGTTCAATATCGCATATTGCTGAATCCAACCCTCACGGGAAACACATGGGAAACACACTACAACGGAAATGTCGATTACAACATCACAGCAAGTGCAGTATCGGGTGGAACAGATGTCATCGGCGGTTACATCAGTAGCAGTGGGTCATTGGATATTTCCAGTATCAACGACTTCAACTTTCAACTTGGTAGAACTCAGACAGGAGTTAGTGATATCTTTGTATTGACTTTAACTCCATTGGAGAGTGGAACTAATATATCCGCAGATATGTCCTGGTTCGAACTAGTGTAATATGTCTATAAACTTCCCGAACAATCCCTACTTCAACCAACCTTATGTGTTTGGAAACATCACATGGGTATGGAATGGTTCTGCATGGGATCGGGTATCGACAGCGGCAGGAACTCTTGGAGCCACTGGTTCTAGAGGAAACACAGGTGCAACGGGTTCCACAGGTGCCACAGGTGCAACAGGAAATGATGGTTCT